AGAGTATTTGCCGCAGTTGGCTATAGCTGAGTTTGGGTTCTCGCTTCATAGAATAGTCCTTTTTCAGTTGCCGAAGAACATCTTGAGGGCAATGCCCAACAGCAGGAAGAACTGGGAGGTGGAGACGGACAGAAGTATCTTCATGTTTGTCTCCACTCTCGCCATTCTGGTTACCAGTGACTTGCTGCTGTCACCATTGCCATAGATCTCCTCGTGCACTGAATCGATTTTCTCTTTGATTTCAGGTTTACACAGGCAATCCATCTTAGTTCCTTGTTTATTCAGAGTGTAGTTGCGAAGTGCTGTTAGATCAGACACCCACAGGGATATCCTTGAGCAGGTATATCTTGTTGGAGGTTACTCCGGAGAACTCAGTGGAAATGACTACATTGAAGAGGCCGTCAGCCTCTCCCGACCAGTCAACTGTCCAGCGGAGTCCGGTGAAGATCACAGCTCTGTCATACTCTTTGGAGACCACCACGATGGTGGTGTCCTTGCTCATGAACAGAGTGCTCTCCAGGAAGTTCTTCTGCTTGGTGGATAAGCCGGAGATGTTAAGTTCGACCGTGCTGGTTCTCTTGCCCGGGATGGTATAGTTGCGGGTCTTGAGCTTGGACAGCTTAGAGTCCGTCTTACCGGGCTTCTCGGCTAGTTCCCCGAGCAGATCGAAGTTGGTGGTCAGTTCCGTCTTGACCGAGCCTTGAGTGGCATACAGCGTATCGATGGAGGTCTGATCATAGGTGCCGATCCCGAAATAGACGAGATCGGCAATCAAGACATCCATCAGCTTGCTGAAGCTGAGGTCACCCTCGGTCATAGGGGCGGGATAAGTGGGTGGTGTGATAGGGTTGGGCATCAGAACACCCCTTTGATCGCCTTGCCGATGCTAAAGAGCCATTTGCGGTTGTGGAACACGTATTCGATGGCTCCTCCGATAGTGCCGAAGACCTTGAGGATGACTTTAGTCTGCTTGGCCGGGAGGGACTTGGTAGCCCGCTCCACTGCCAGTTGCTTCTTGGCATAGTCATCCAGGTCTTTAGTGGCAGGGTTGATCTTGATGTCCTGGATGATGTCCAGGATGATAGCCAGAGCCGAGTTTACCTTGGCCTTGTCGATTACACTTCCGGTGGTTCTGGAGATGATCCAGACCACCAGAGCCGAGATCAGACCCAGGATAAACTCCTGATTGGCGAAGATGAAGTCCATAAATACTCCTTTATCTGTTAGGTTGTTAACTACGTGGTGAGTTTGAACACTTTCACGAAGCCGGAAATGTAGGTGATACCGGGACGGATACGGATGTACCAGTGATACTTCCAATCGCTTCCGTGGTGTTCGACTTTGAGTTCGGCATCAGTGCGATAGCCGATGATGATGAACTTGGGCAGACCGCCGATGATGTAATCGGCATCCATGAGACGGGGCTTTACGGGAATACCCGCAAAGGAGACGTTGCCACCTTCAAGCAACAGGCGATCTCCGGCTCCGGTCTCACGCTTGGCGAGTTCAGCCCGGATGCGGATCAGGTCTTTATGACTAACGTAGAACTTGAAGTTCTCCTGCTCTTCCAGCATCTCATCCGAGAATGCCAGGAGAGCAGCTTCGAAGCGCTTCGCCCAGTCGGTGTAGGTTGCCTTGGAGAGGTTGGTAATGTCGGTGGCTGTAGTTGCCAGTTTAATCACTCCATCCAGAGCCTTGATCTTGGCAGTGGCAGAGGCTCGATCACCCTTGAAGAGCAGCATGCGGATGGCTTTCTCGGTCTTCATGGCGATGTGGTTCTCCACATAGGCTCCGAAGGCATCTTCACCGTACTTGTCCTTGTAGAACTCGACCACATCTCTCCCTAAGGTGAACTCGGCATTGAGTATCCCGGTGGGAACGGAGAGGTCTGCAGTACTCACGTTCTGAGCAGTGAGAGCGCCATCGAGGGAGTTCTTGAAGACCAGGTCATCGATCAGGCCGACGTCGATCTTCTCGTCTTTCAGCAGGGGCAGCACCGAGATATCCGAGAGGGTGTCTCCCGGCTGGCTACCGATCACCTCATCGATAAACAGAGAAGTAGTATTGGCAGTCAGGATGTTCATGGCCTTGCCGGAGTCCACATCGGAGATACCTTTGTAGATCTCACGGTGGCTGGCCTTGACCATGATCTTGTTGCCGTCGATGGTAACCTCTTTGTCCACATTGGACTGGTTAGCATCAGGCTCACCGGGAATGCTCTTGGAGATGGCTCTGCTCATGGTTACGGAGAGGTCTTTGAGGCTCTTCTCGATGCTGTGGATGGCATCGCCAAGCTGGAGGTTGGGGTTACCCTTCTCCAACTCACTGATCTTCTCAGTGATGGCTGTGATGCCCTTCTGCAGATCGGAGTTGTTGTTATGCTCCGCGACTTTACGAAGCGAATTCAACTCGTTCTTGATCTCGGCAAGACTCGCTTCCGCACTGCGGTAGTCATCGGCTCGTCCGTAGATAGAGACACCGTTGAACTCGCCTTTCTCTACCTTCTGCCAAAGATCACTTGTGAGATCTTCGCACTTGAGGACTTGTACCCAAGAGCCGACTTTAGCATCGGGAAAATGCTCTCTGTCACTGGTCTTGAGGATGTAATTCTCTACTACGGTAAACTCCGGTACGGGTTGCATGTTGTGATTCACATCGCACTTGCCGACTAAGCCATGCTTGGCGAAGTGATCGCAGGACTTCTGAATCTCTTCCCGGGTGTAATAATCACCCTGGGAATCGTGGATATTGGGTTCCATTAGAGTGACGTAAAGCCGTCCTTGAGTGCCACTCGTTTCACTCTTGAACTTGGTGGAGTTGATCTTGTGCTCGAAGCTTCTACCGGAAGCGTTCTTGACCACAAAGCCCTTCTGATTGGCGGGAGTCATCTCATCAAACAGGAGCGAGACCAGCTCGACTTCCACGTTACGAAGTTCGCCCTTCTGAATGGTGCGTTTCTTGAATGGATACACGATACCTCCTTGGGTATGTAGTTGATTGTTGTCTATTTGCTTGTGTTTCATTGTTCACTTACTTCCAAAGTTCCGGTTCTGCATGAAAAGCCGCTCATCATCAGATTGCAGAGTATCAGTAAGGTTGCCGAAGTTGAAGTCATCAGGTTTGACCTTCCAGTCGAACTCATAGTTGAACTCTATTGCCAAAGTGAGCGCAAGGCGCTCCTGCAGCGGTTTGATCACGAAGTGGTAGAACATAGCCATGTCACTGCGGTTATCGCCACCAAGCTGCCCTGGGATAAGCTGTGAGACAATCCTTGCCGGGACCCTGTGATAAGCGAGGATGCCTTCCCTGAGGTCCTTCTTGAGACTGAGGAAACCACCTTCCCTGTCCTGCTGTCGCAGTGGTTCGAGGCGTATCTTGACATCCCGGCTTTCACTCTCAATCAGCACCGTAGAGTGGCTTTTGGCATTACCTTTCACTTCTGTGAGTGCCTTTTCGATCTCGGTATAAGCATCGGTTAGTACTTCATTGCCCTGCTCATCGGTGACGGTCCCATCTCTAAGAGTGCCACCCTCTACAATCACGAAATAGTCGATCATCAGACCGTTCTTGAAATTGTTGTAGTCGAAGGTCTTAATCTCGGAGAGTATCTCGACATTAATAGCTATGGGCAAGCAGGCTAAGCCCCAGGCATTACTCTTGTGGGTGCTTTTCTTGATATGGATGATATCGGCATAGGCGAAGTCCTTCTTCTGGTTGTTCTTGACCTGGATGTAGTTGGGCTTGAAGAAGCCGAACTCATCATAGTTCTCCACGATCTGCACTTCACTGGGCAGCATCCTCTCCAGTCCCATCCACTGGCCTTGGGCGTTCCGCATCTTGATCAGGAAGCCATTCCCACAAGCCAGATAGAACTTCATCAGATCTGCCAGGATGGTGGTCTGGTCTTCACAGGCAGGGAACTCAGCAGCTTCCATCCAGGACTTGACTTGGCTGTTCTTGCAGTCGAACTCCATCACAGTTGCCATAGACAGGGCATCCACACAACCGGAATGGTACTCATCGGTATCCAGGAGGTTGAGTAGATTGCTCATAGAGTAGGGCTGAGAGACCACTTTCTTGGTCTCGGCTGCCTTGGAGATCAGTTGCTTCCCAATCCGGCTGCACTTGGATAAGTCAATCGGCTCAGGCTTGTATTTGGTCTCCAGGAGATCAGCAGCAGAGCTGATTGCCAGGTTGTAGGCACCAATACGCATCACTCTCATGAACCCGCTCCGTTACCGCTTTTCAGCAGGTCAATCTTGGCGATCCTGACCAGACGGGTGCCATCGATGCGGCTGGTATAGTACTCGATACTGGGCAGGTCCCGGTTCATCAACTTCTGATAATAACTCCGGAACTTCTCCTTGAGTGAATATAGCTCAGAGTCTGGATCGGTTGCATTCTGTGCATTGACGATCAGGAAGACCGTCCAGGCGATATCGGTATCGACATACTGCCTGGATGTGCCATGCTTACCAGTCTCGGAATCGAGGATCAGGATTGCGCAGGGCAGGTTCTTGGGGATATTGTCCTTGTTGTATAGGGTCTCTGCCACTCCAGCAAGATTCAGAGCTTCAGAGATGCGGTTGCGTTCGGCTTGGTACTTCTCAAGGGCGGTCATAGGCTCACCTCGATGCTGTTCAGTTGCTGATATATCCACTGCTCCCGGTTAGCGATCACAGATGCGAATACGTTTCGGGCGGCGATGCCTTCCCGCTTGATCTTGCCCCGGATGAGATAGGCGATCTCGGCTACGGTCAGAGCTTTACCTGTCTCTTTATCAGTCCAAGACAGGTGCTTGCGTTCGACCCAAGCAATTAGTGGAGCGATCGGAGTCCAGGAAGGCACTTTGCCGCCCAAAATGAAAGGCTCATGCTTCACATTGGAGCCGACTCTCAGAATCATGGCTGTATCTGTAGTCTGCAGCAGATAACCGGTATTGCCGTAGAAGTCGCCCTTGTCATAGATCTGCTGTGCCAGGATCTCCTTGCGTGCATCAGCATCGATGGTCGATCCGATCAGATGCAATCGGCTTTCCAGTGCGGAATAGATGGCCCGGTAGATCTCGATCATCAGTTCATCCGGAGATGTTACATCACGATCTGGCATTAGATCACTCCTACCCGGATAGGACGAGCTTGTCTGGGCTTGAGTTCAAACAGGCGATCCAGACCAGCAGGGTTGAGATAGGCCTGCAGGATGGTCAGTGCCCTTAGTTCAAGATTGGCTTTAAATGCGTCTATTTCGCTCCCTGTGAGCAGTTCAGTGGCAGACTGGTCTAATCCTACGGTCTTGACTATGCCCTCGCCAAGTGTCTTCAAATTGAGAAACTCGGCAGTGGAGTGCAGCATCAGGAACGAAAACCCAAAACGAAAAGAGATGAGCAGTGGGTCATCTTCAGGCAGATCATCGTGAGTTGCATGATCATAAATCTGCTGCAACACGAAGGAATGGATCATCTCCATTACCAGGCCTTGATGCTCCTTGAAGATGCCATTGTTTGACATCTCTTTGGGCAGGTTTAGGATAGCGAGCATAGCATCGGTCTCGACCGGAATAGGTATCACTGACCCTTCCTCATCATCTCGGAAAGCTCTATTGCTCTCATTCCTACTTGCTTCGCCCACTTAGAGGCCAGCATGTTATTGGCAGCCCGTTCCCAGTCTCCGGCTTTGACAAAAGCCAAGGTATTATTGAAACCGAGGAGTCCCTTGATACCGAGATTGAAACACATGTTGAGCAGTACCGACTGGCGAACCTCATCGAGCTTATTGTACAACTCGGGTATCTCATCGATCAGGCACTGCTCGCAATCCTGGATATCCCTTTCCAGCATTGCGTAAGCTTCTTTCTGGGAGATACCTCGGTCATCAAGATTGCGGCCGATGCCGATGGTTAGTCTGCCTGTTGTACAGCGATATGGCTTCAGCCGCAGACCTTCATGTCTGACCAACTGAGCTTTGATTCGGTTCATCAACGCTTCGGTCATGCTATCTCCCTGGTTTCAGATGTGATCATTGATCCGGAGCCAGGAAAGCACTACCCTGTATGCTGACAAATCAGGATGGGCAAGGATGAGACAGTTTTTGTGGTTGACAGAATTGATGTGTTGTAAATATAAGAAAAACCACTCTGCGAGGCTAAAGGTTTATCATGAAAGACGTATTAAAAGACATACGGTACAAGTTAGAGAACCATCTGTACCAGTGTGAGGAGCATGTCCGTTTATCGCTAGTTGCGAGGATTCTCTCTGAACTTGGATGGGATATATGGAATCCACTTGAAGTTAACTCTGAGTACAAACCTGTACCATCAGAGGATGCCACAAAGGTAGACATTGCTTTATTTCAAACTAAGTACATTCCTACTGCTTATATTGAGATAAAACAGCATGGGAAACTGGAAAAAGAGATTTCAAGAATTGAAAAACAACTAAGGGACTACTGTAGGGATAATACTGCACTTTTTGCAATTATGACTGATGGTGAGAAGTGGCGTTTTTATTACTCACAAACAGGTGGAGAATTCTCACAAAAGTGTTTCAAAGTCCTAGACATTAGAAATGACGATCTCGATGAACTTTGTGAATCATTCCAACTTTTTCTAAGCAAAGAATCTATAGAGTCAGGAAAAGCCAAGAAAGAAGCAGAGGATTATCTTCAATTGAATCAAACACAGCGGGCAATAGAAGATGCAATACCAATAGCTAAAAAAACAGTTCAAGAGCCTCCATTCCCCAGGTTGACTGAAGCGATAGTCCAAATAGTAGCTCAAAGCGGAATAACGATATCCGAATCTGAAGCCGAATCATACTTGATGGATAATAGCTCAAGAATCAAAGCTCAACCGCAGGACTCGGACAAATCCAAAACGGCAGAGAAATCTAATAATGGCAGTAAGGAACGCTCTCTTCTGAACATAGATTTGCAGCCTCCTGATTTTGCTAAGAAAGATCCCATTAATGTGTTTGTTATAGATGAATGGTATCCTGCCAAAACTTGGCAGCAAGTAAAGGAGTTTACTTACAAAGTAATCCTTGATAAACTAATAAGTGCAAACCTACCTAAAACATGCCAGGTTTCGAGAGATCCTAGTTATTTCCCACGAAATCCAAAAAAGATAGGGAATACAGGATATTACTACGATGGGAACCATGGCTCTGTAGCAATAGTTCATCAATGTAGAAAAGCTATGGAAAAAGCGGGATTTAATCCTGATACACAATGGGGTTACGAACTCAAACCCGAATAGGGATTGTAATGTATGAAAGAAGCTTCTGCTAGGATAAAGATAAACGAATTGCTGAAAGAATCTGGCTGGCGGTTCTTTGATGAAAAGGGCAAGAAAACCAACATTATCTTAGAAAACCAGACGAAAATCACTCAAAAGATGATAGATGAGTATGGAAATGACTTTGAGTCCTCATCCAAAGGCTTCATTGACTTTTTACTTCTGGACGAGCACTCCCATCCCATCATCGTTCTGGAAGCCAAGTCAGAAAAGCACAATCCGCTTGTGGGCAAGGAGCAAGCTCGAGCCTATGCCCGATCACAGAATTGTCGCTTTATCCTGCTCTCCAATGGCAATCTGCATTACTTCTGGGATACGCAGCAGGGAAATCCATATATTATCACCAAATTCCCATCTCCAGAGTCAATGAAGGGATATGAACATTACAACCCAGATCCTGATGCGTTGGTAAACGAAATTATCACCACCGGATACATCGCCATAACCCAAAAACATGACTACGACCAAAACCCGGACTTTCACAACGATGACACTAAGTCAGAATACCTTAAGAAACACAATCTCAGCCTTCTGCGACCTTATCAAGTAAAAGCGGTTGAATCTATCCAAAACGCTGTACGCAATGGTGCTAATCGTTTCCTGTTTGAGATGGCTACAGGCACCGGAAAAACCCTTATCTCAGCAGCGGTAATGAAACTCTTCCTTAAGACCGGAAACGCTCATAGAGTCTTGTTTTTGGTTGATCGGCTCGAACTCGAAGATCAAGCCCAACGCAATATGGTAAAATACCTAAAAAACGACTTCACATCTGTCGTCTATAAGGAAGTTAAAGAAGATTGGCGGAAGGCGGAGATAGTCATCTCGACCGTTCAATCCCTCTTATCCGGAGACAAATACAGAACTCATTTTAGCCCCACAGATTTTGACTTGGTGATCTCGGATGAAGCGCATCGCTCCATTGGCGGTAATGCCAGAGCTGTCTTTGAGTATTTTGTAGGTTACAAACTGGGATTAACCGCCACTCCCAAAGATTACATAAAAAATGCCGTTCCTGACGGGAACAGCCCCAGGGATTATGAGCGTAGATTGCTACTGGATACCTATGAAACCTTTGGCTGCAAAAGCGGAATCCCCACATTTCGTTATTCTCTGGTTGACGGTGTTAAAGATGGTTATCTGGTCAGTCCGACCGTGATCGATGCTCGTTCCCAGGTTACTACCCAGTTGCTTTCAGATCAAGGTTATGCCTATGTGGAACCAAACCCCCAAGGCGAAGATACCATCACTTACTTTGAAGAGAAAGATTTTGAAAAACGCTTCTACTCTCACAATACCAATGTCACTCTCTGCCGGACTTTTATGGAAAATGCGATGTATGACCCGATCAGCGGAGAGATCGGCAAATCCATCATTTTTACTGTTAGCCAAAAGCATGCCACTAAGATCACCCAAATCCTTAATGTGATGGCTGATAAGATGTTTCCCGGCAAGTACAATTCCGATTTTGCCATGCAGGTAACGTCCATCATCCCAACGGCTCAGCAGATGAGTATAAACTTTGCCAACAATAACCTCTCCGGCAGAGGCAACTTCAATTCTGATTACCGCAGTTCCAAGACCAGAATATGTGTCACTGTAGGTATGATGACCACCGGATACGATTGCACGGATATCCTAAACATAGCTTTGATGCGCCCTATTTTCTCACCGTCAGAGTTTATCCAGATTAAAGGCAGGGGCACCAGAAGGCACGACTTCTGCGAACAATTTATCGATCCCGCTCTTAAGGAGCAAAACCAAGACATGATCAAAACAGGCTTTATCCTCTTTGATTTCTTTGCCGTCTGTGAGTATTTTGAAGAGAAATTTGATTATGACCAGGTTCTTGCACTCCCTGCTTTCACGGAACGAACCAGCCCTCCTGCTGGCGGGGAACCTCCTCAACCTCAAGCCACTGGTGCAGAAATTCACACTCCTGATCCTCTGGCAAAGATAGAACGTAAGGTCATCGGTGCAGAGGGCATGAAGATAGATCGGATGTTCTTCCAAAAATTTGAAGAGAAGATCAAACAAGACCCTGTGATCCAGCAAGGTGTTGACGATGGTAAATGGGACTTTGTATTAGATTACATCAATCAAACCATGATTGATAAACCTGAAGAGCATTTTACCCTGGAGAAGCTGCGCCATTCTTTGCAACTTGATCGCAGGCTAACCCTCAGAGAGATTGTGGAGAAAGCTTTTGGCTTGATCCCAGGCTTCAAATCCAAAGACGAACTGCTTAATACCGAATTCGATAAATTTATATCTATCTACAAACCAAGCTCTGCCGACAATGTTCCGGCTCTCAAATACTACTTCAAGGCCTATGTGACAGACAACCGGTTGAGAGACATAATCGACCATAAAGACTATGCTGAACTCAATACCTATCCTCGCTTTGCCATGAAAGATTTCAAAGCGGTTAAAGATAGTTGGCGAGTAACCATCCCAGAATACATTAAGGACTATGTAATCCTTAATAAGTTCATGTAGGAGATAGATTGTTAGATTCAGTCACCAAAAAGAAAATTGACGATGCCAGAGACATTCTGGTGGGCAAAGTCCCTGTCCCCAGCTCACAAGTGGAGCAGATCACTATTGCTCTGATATATAAATTCATGTACGACATGGACAATGAATCCATAGAGTTGGGAGGCAACCCCAAATACTTTGCCGGAGACTTTGCCCAGTATGCTTGGAATAGGTTATTCGATCATAAGCTCAGTGGCGAAGGTAGGGTCATGCTATATCAGGATGCTTTGGCAAAGATACCCAATAATGCATCTATTCCTACTCTGTTCAGGGATATCTTCAAGAACGCTTTCCTGCCCTATCGGGACCCGGAAACCCTTAAGCTCTTTCTCAAGTGCATCGATGAATTCACCTATGAGCACAGTGAAAAGCTGGGCGATGCTTTTGAGTATCTCCTTGCTGTCCTCGGCTCACAAGGTGACGCTGGTCAGTTCAGGACTCCCAGGCATATAATTGACTTTATGGTAGAACTGATTGACCCGCAAAAGGAAGACAGCATCCTTGATCCCGCCTGTGGGACTGCTGGTTTCCTGATCTCGGCCTATAAACATATAATCAAGACCAACAGTTCCAACTACGACAAGAACGCTGACCCACACACCTTTACCATCCACAATACCCCCCTAGATGAACTGGTGATTCAAAACGGCAAGAAATACAATGGAGACCTACTCACGCCAGATCAACGCGCTTTCCTACATAAAAACCTAAAGGGCTACGACATCGCCTTTGAGATGGTGCGGCTCTCCCTTGTCAACATGTACCTACATGGCTTTAACACTCCCCAGATCTATGAGTATGATACCCTCACAAGCACCGACCGCTGGAATGAATATGCCAATGTTATCCTCGCCAATCCACCTTTCATGACTCCCAAGGGTGGTATCCGACCCCATCAGAAATTCACGATACAAGCCAAACGTAGCGAAGTACTCTTTGTGGACTACATGCTTGAGCACCTCACATCCAATGGTAAAGCCGGCATTATTGTACCAGAAGGCATAATCTTCCAGAGTGGGGGCGCTTATAAGCAGCTTAGAAAACTACTCGTGGAAGAGAACTACCTTGTTGGCGTGATCTCCCTGCCGGGTGGAGTGTTCAATCCCTATGCTGGAGTTAAGACCTCTATCCTGTGGATCGACCGAGCTTTAGCCAAAAAGATTGATAAGATCATCTTTCTCAAGATCAATAACGATGGCTTTGACCTCGGGGCACAAAGGCGACCAATAGAGGCAAACGACTTACCTACTGCTTTCGCCAATGCGATGACTTATAGGAATGCAATACTTTCAGGGAATGAGTTTCATGCCCCAGATAAGGATGTGATCTTAGTGGATAAGTCAGTACTAGCGAAGAGCGGTGATTTCAATCTTAGTGGAGAACGATACCAATTAGCACAGACAATGCATAGTAAGTACCAGATAACACGTCTAGGAGATGTTGCTGAGTTTGTACGTGGGATTACTTTCTCTAAATCTGATCAATTAGAGAATGCAGGTAATGGTTCTCTGCCGGTAGTTACAACAAAGGCGGCTCAGGAATCAGGTATAGTCGACAAAGACCTTTATCATATTCCAATCTCACTACTTAAAGATGATAAAAAACTTCTTCAACCTGGTGATATTTTGATATCTACAGCAAACAGCCTGAACTTGTTAGGAAGAACGACTCTGGTTAACTCAGACGTTAAAAAGTTATCATTTGGTGCTTTTATGTCAGTCATCAGGCCTGGCGACTCAGTAATGAGTGAATATCTGATCAGAATTCTTAGATCAAAGGCTGCGTGGGATTATTTTAAAACGAATGCAAACACAACAACAAACATTTCTAACCTTAACCTGTCTACTTTAGCTGAGTTTCAAATTCCATTACCATCTCTTTCAGTACAGGAAGAGGTAGTTACTGAAATTGATTCCTATCAGAGGATCATTGATGGTGCAAAGCAGATATTGGATAACTGGAAGCCGCTTATCAATATCGATCCAGATTGGGGTGAAGTGAAAATGAAGGATGTTTGTTCTGTAAATCCAGAGTCATCAGATCCATCAGAATTGTGGGATGATTGGTTTACTTACATCGACATTGCTTCTATCGATAATTCCACAAATTCGATAGCACGATTAAATCGAATTTCCATATCAGAAGCACCATCCCGAGCCCGTAGAATTGTCAAACCTCAGGACGTGATAATCTCTACTGTGAGACCTAATCTGAAAGCCTTCTATTATTTTGATACTGTGCCAGATAGAACTATTGTTTCGACTGGTTTCGCAGTTTTGAGAGCAAACGATTTAATACATCCAAAGTACATGTACTACATGCTGTTATCAGATTATATGGTTGATCAGATGATATCAAGGATGGGTAAAGGTTCTTACCCTAGCATTAATCAAAGTGATGTGAGTGATTTAAATATCCCCTTGCCTGACCTTCAAATCCAACACTCCATCATCGATAAAATTGATATGGAACATGAATTTATTAACGGCTCCCGGCAGCTTATAACAATTTATGAGCATAAAATCAAAGAACTGATAGACAATCTCTGGAATACTTAGTAAATGAGTGATATGGACAACGTAAAATGCCCAATATGTGAGAGACCAGACTGCCAAGTAAGTTTAAAATCTACTACTGCAGATCCTATCGATTTGTTCTTTTCTGGTCAGTGTAATTGCTGTGGTTTTGTTTATGTTAACAGGCTATTGGTCAATGATATAGTCAATAACAAAACAATTCCAAGAAGTGAATTTATTGGATGCTTGAAAAGGCAATCAATTATTCGTGAACAATCTGGCAATTCGTCTATTATGCCCATAAGGACTAAAAACGATCTCATGGAGGGTGTTATTCTGCCTTCTACACCATTACGACAAGTTGATATGCTAATTGAATACATAGCAAGCCATCAAGCCTCTTTATCTGATTTCGTGCGATTTGATTCTTCAAAAGACTATCCAATTTGCTTTGCTAAGAATGAATCAGATTTTTGCTTTATCGTGAAATCTGCATATGAGTTAGATTATATTAAGGGTCGAGGGAAAGATAATCCAATATTGGATAATGGTGGAAGGCTCCATCTTTCGGATGAGTTTCTAATGTTAACTCTACAAGGATGGGAAAAAGTACAGGAGCTTAAAGAACAAAGTCCCTATTCAAAGCAAGTATTTGTAGCTTTTCACTTCGATACAAATGAGATAATGAAGGGAATCTATTATAGTGCTATTGCTCCGGCAATATCGGAATGTGGGTTAATTCCGTATGTAACTCTGGATGATGATCATGGTAATAGCATAACGGATGTCATTATAGCTGGCATTCGGAAGAGCAGATTTGTAATTGCAGATGTTACAGATGCAAGCCAAAATGTCTACTATGAAGCAGGCTTTGCTTACGGGCTTGGGATTCCTGTAGTTCTCACTTGTCGTGAGGATAGTGCAAAAAATGACATGAAATTCGATACAAGTCATATTAAACACATCCTATGGAAAGATGGGGCGGACTTGAGAATAAGATTAATCAATCGCATAGTAGCCATGGGATTATCCATACCTTCATGAAGAACAAAAGAGTGTCCCGGGAAAGAAAGCTAAAGCAGCGCTTTGATAAAATGCTGTCTTATCTGACCAGGGAATACAAGGTAAGATCTGAGTATGGTTTTATCTACGTAATCGCCTCTGTGATAATAAAAACTCTTTGGGCTCTAAACCTTGTTGAGTGGTTTAAAATCCTTGTCTATCAATTCTGCAGACTCCTACATAAGAAGATAAATCAAAAAGCAACTTATAATTGGGCGATAGACATATTCATTGTGTTGAAGTTCATACTTGTTTCTCTGTTTATATTCCTGCCCGAGAATCCTGTTAATCTCGGAATTGTGCTGTATCTACTCATTATGAATGTTTTTACTTACTTCTACCACCATGTTTGGAGAAAACCAAGTGACAATTGCTCACACTGGCAGGCTAGGAGATTTCTAACTTTAATGCTTGCAATTGCTTTCAATGTATTATGTTACGTCTATTTATACTGGAATGGACTATCGAGAATTATCCATTGGCGAAATAGCGCTCCATCCACTTTTTTCAGTGTGCTCCAGTACAGTCTTTCCAATACGTTTCTGTTGCCTTGTCCCTTGTGGGTTGATAATACCTTCGGACTATACCTTCAAACAACTCAGCAAGTGATCTCGTTCATCTTTTTAGTCATAATTTTAAGCCAATCCATACCACAACCCAAAAAGGAGGGTTGAATGTCTTACCGTAATAAAACTTATGTAGCTTTCGATGCTGATACAGATATTCAGTATTATCGCATGATGACAGCTTGGAAAGAGAATGATAAAATCGATTTTGATTTCCATAATGCTCATGACCTGAATAATCTGATGAAGACAAGTTCAGAAGATACTATTAAAAGAAGGCTTAGAGAACGTTTAAACAACACTAAGTCTTTCGTTTTGCTTGTAGGTGAACACACGAAAAATTTATACACGTTTGTCAGATGGGAAATTCAGGCGGCTATTGACTTGGATATTCCGATTATCTGTGCAAATTTAAATGGATTAAAATCTATGGATTCTGGTTTATGCCCGCCTATCTTGAAAACTCATATAGTACTTCATGTGAAGTTTGGAATGAAACCTATAAAGACGGCTTTAGATGCGTGGACATCTGAGTATATTGCCAAACAGCGCTCTGAAGGTAAAGGCGGTCCATATTACTTACCTGAAAGTGTGTACCAGGGGTTTGAGGCTTAGGATAAATATGCACATGAGCCCTCGAGAAAGATCAGCATTGTTGCAAGCGAATGTAGGGCTGTACCCAGATTTCTTTTCATACTTAAGGGCATACAAATATGCTTTCAAAGCACTTATAAAAGCTACTGAGGATGAGAATTGCTCAGTAGACCTCATGTCATTCCCAATCCTGTTTATTGCAAGGCATGCGTTAGAGATTGGACTCAAAGCCAATATCCGGTATTTGGTGAAGTACACAAATAGTTCCCTGGGGTTTACTAAACTGAGCAACTGCCACGACATTTCAAAACTCATGATCGAGTTTCAAGACCAGCTGAGCCTGGCTTTACGAATTATTAAAGAAAAACATCAAATAGAAATTGAACAAACAACTCAGGCGCAAATGGGAAACCTCTTAACATGCCTCAAACAACTAATTGATGGATGTAATAATTTCAAGGGCCTAGGATTGATCGATAACAAATCGATTAGTTTCAGGTATCCAACGGATAGAGACAACCAACCTAGTATCGATCCGTTTGAAGTTATCTCTTTAGTGAAAGTAGAGGAGTTGTTTGATCAAGCGATAGTCTTGCTTGAGTACACTCCTTCAGTCCTTGGCGAGTACATTACTTCGGTAAGGTCTGATTGGTAGATAAATCATTCCGATAGAAATAAATAACAAAGGAGTTAATCATGAAGCCAGCCATCTATTTAGTGACATGCATCATAATGCTGTTTGGTTTGATGGGTTGCGTTACTTTCAATCAAGCACTTTATGACTTCGAACTTCAGGAAGTTGAAAGACCAGCACAGGCTAAAGAAAGGTACGGAGAACAAAAAATCGTTACTACGCAAGAAGCAGGAGTAAATAAGTATGTATTTGAAGATGAAATGGTAAGAGTACTGTGGTTGCCTACAACAGACGCAATCCATTTCAGCTTAACAAATAAGACTAATCACTCCATCAAAATCATATGGGACGAAGCGGCTTATGTGGATGTTGATGGAAGTAGCCATAGAGTTATGCATTCAGGAGTTAAGTACATTGACAGAACCAACCCACAACCTCCAACCATTGTTGTCAGAAACGGCTCAATAGAAGATCTTGTTTTCCCTACTGACAATGTTTACTATTCAAGTGGTCAGTATGGTGGATGGAGAGAAATACCGTTATTCCCTAGTACAGCTTACTCCGTAGAAGATTTGAATACAAAGGTCGAACCCTACAGAAATAGAACTTTCCAAGTACTATTACCTTTACAGATTGAAGATGTAGTTAACGAATATATCTTCGTATTTAACATTAAGAACATCCAGATTAAATAGTTCTAAATGACAAGCTGAACACAACTTAATGACTTATACAGGTATTGAGATACTTTGAAAGTTGAGGATATAGTAATTAGCATCTATAGAATGATCGTTTGAGTCCTGCACTTCCAATGAAACGGTGGGAACGGTGTATGCGCTCCGGAGACGCCTACCGGGTTCATTCCTGAGTCGTATTCGATCTGTTCATCTTTGATCCATGGTGCAAGGGCTTTGATGTATTCCCGGGCTTCGTCCAGGCTACTGGACTTAGTATCCAGAGCCATGAGATTGTCCATTACTTCCAATGCATCTTTTAGGGGATATATCTTATCCTGGGCTGCTAGTGCCCGACAGATATCACTGGTGCGGTCATCCAGGATCACCACGAGCTTGTAGTATCTGGCTTTCGCTTTCTTGTATCCCTGCAGCCTTCCAAACTCCCTGATTCTCAGTGCGGTATGCTCTGCCAGTCCCTGCCAGTAATGGGATGATCGGTTAGTGAGATCATTGAACTGGTCTTTGAGGGTATCGGCAAGCATCTCTTTGGTATAGCCCTGCTCGATTGCTTTGGAAAGTGTGTCTGCGAAGTTTTGCCTGATATCGGCTTCGAAGTGATTCCCAATCCAGAACAGCTGTTGTTTCTGGATTGTGGATGAGAGATGCTGATCATCAATACCCCAGAGCCCGATACTGGTCTTGGTTGGGGCTTGCACTTGGGTGTCTCTCAATCCAAGCCGCACATAGCGGTCTATTATCGCTTTGGTGGGCTCATTGACCAGTGCTGCGAAGTCATCTCCCAACTGGGTATTGATGATGCCCATAAGCTTCTCTATGGCGTTCTTGTTGATCTTCTCGGCTCGTGGCATATCACTCATCATCTGGATAGCAAGCCTGGCAGCATCCTTGATCTCGGTTTTCCAAGCATTATTCAGGACCCGGTAGTACTCAAGCATGAGCTTATCGTAGTAGTTCATCAGAAGCTGAACCTCCGGACTTTGACTCTGTTCCTGCCAATATCATATTCGGAGAACCTCTCCAGGCATCCAGCCAGAGCATCACAGCCATCCACATAGCCATCAGGATAGGTAAGGAACTGACTGATCAGGGTGGGTGTATCCTGCCCCTCCGGAAAGAGCACCTTGGCCGTCTCGATAATGGTTTCGGTTCTCTCAATGCGTAGGCTCTTGTTATCCTTGTTATCAATCCGCTTGATGCGATGGGATATCGGTGGCAGATGGTTGTCTTGTGCCCACCGATCGAAATCGGCAAGGATACGTGCCTGACCGTAAGTGGTTTCACAGGCTGCTCTGGCTTTCACTCTATATGTTCTATCAAGCTCCTGATAGGCATCATAGTAGTATCTGAAGAACTTGGTGTTCTCAGTTTGACGAATCCAGACGTGGATCACATAGAAGCGATTGCCATCATAGCCGATGGAGATGATGGCTTTGAAGCAGCCCTTCTCGCCCCAGGCAGGATCGGCATAGAGCCAAACCCGCTTCATCTGAGATGGCTCAGGTAGAGATCTATACTTGGTGAACCAGTGGTTCTTGAAGATGTTCCCTTCGATCACTGGCTGCCCCAACATCTCTCGCTGATAACCCGTCATCCCAAACTTGGCTCGCAGGTTGGGCAGAGTGGCAGTTGGGTATTGAGCCTCCCAAGTGGACCTGCCCTGCTGATCTTCGAGAGAGAAGCGCAAAATCGCTTTTTGGTGCGTTTTCAGAACCGATTGGTATCCTAAGTCCAAATCTGGATTATCAGCCCGCATTTCGCCTAATATGAGCTCCTGAAACTGGCAGATGGCATAGTTGGGATGTACCAGGTTACCGAGCCAGATGATCTTGCCATTTCCCTCGGGTGAGAGTGCTCCGGCAAGCTCTTGAGTGATCTTCTCCATACGT